TGGATTTGATTTCGCCTAAGAATATACTCAATTGTTTTTCATCAATGGATCCACTGGCATCAATGGCCACAGCCAAATCAATGGTCTGTTCAAACTGTGAACCTGGCAATACCACGCCTGTGTGCCAGCCTTTGCGACTGGGCCTCATAAAACTGTAATCACTTTTGATAGTGCTCTGTATTTGAGTCTGTAATATTTCTCTCCAATTCATTTTAGGATTAGTCATGTTTTTTATGATTCTTTCCACTTCTTTGGGAAGATTACCAGCGCCTGTGGCTTGTGCTGATTGCAGTATGGAATCTTTGATCTCATCTCTAATTTTTCTCAATTCTTCTTTGCTGTATGCTGGTCTTTTTTGTTGGTCACCTTCTTTGCCGTCTTTTTTATCTTTACCGCCGCCGTTTTCGTCCTTGTCCCAATCCAAATGTTCATCCAACAATTGACCTAATTTTTGCAATTGTTTTTCATCATATTTTTTATAAATTTCATCATACACTCTTTCAGAACTCCAACCTTCATATTTGAAGTCTTGAAATATAGGAATGTCTTTGGGTTTTTCACCAATGTTGTCTCGCACCAATGTGTTGTTCACAATGTAATCACAAGCCACATTGTATATCTGTCTATCTCTCTGTTCATTTCTGCCAATGTGATCAAACACACAATGAAGTATTTCATGTGCTATCACAAATTCGATTTCTCTAGCAGAAAGTTTGCTAAAGAATTTTGTATTATAATAAAGATTTCTTCCATCAGTGGCTGCTGTGGGACACCATTCATCACATTCTTGAATGCCCAATCTAGTGGCCATGTTGCCAAAGAAAGGATGTCTCAACAACAATCCTACTCTTGCCACAATAATTTTATCCAATACTTCTTCTTGTAATTTGTTTAATTTTTCTTGTTTTTTAGTAATCATAAGAATCTTTATTTGTACACAGGGCACTCGAAAATGCCCTGTGAATGGTCACAGTTAAGCAACCTTTTGTGCGGCAATAACATACTTGCCGTACTTTTCATGAAACTCATCGAAACATTTGATACTGTCTGGATCAATCGGTAATTGATATTGCGTAAGAGCAAGTTTAATGCCCATCACAACAATTTCAGTATCGAAATTATCCATAGAAAATCTAAGAAATTTATTGACTTTATCATTAAACTTCTTGTCTTTCTTATCACATGCGTCTTTCAGTTCGTAGCAAAGGGAGACTGTTAAGGAATACATGGCACTGATTTCTTTAGTCTTCATTTTTTCTACCTTCCCTGACAAAATGTCAGACGGATTTGGTAGGTCCTTAGCCACTTTTCTGTGAGCCATGAATTTTACTGCTAATCCTTCGCCTACTGCTCCACTAACTAGATCGGCTGTGGTATTCTCATCCACTTCGTCAGACAATAATTCACTGACAAATGCCCAAGATCTTGGAGTTGCGAACGATCTGCCTGAACTCTTAGGTTCAAAATCGTATAAATCTTTCTTGCTGAATGTTAAGAACCCCACCACATCTTTGTGCATGTTGTTCTGTACAGCCCACTGAAACCAATCATCAAAATCCACTTTCATTTCTATATGGATAAATCTATTGGCCAATGGTGCAGGCATTCTGTATGTGATACCTCTGTCCGCTTCTCTATTACCAGCGGCAATAATAACCACATTGTCAGGCAGCCTGTATGTGCCCACTCTTCTGTTTAGGATCAATTGATATGCTGCCGCTTGAACTGATGGTGCGGCTGAATTCATTTCATCCAAAAACAATATAATTTTTTTGTGTTTTTTAGCAAATTCTTCATTGGGCAGTTCACTTGGGGCAGCCCAAATCATGTTGTTTTCTTTCATGTTGTAGTATGGAATACCTTTGATATCTGTGGGTTCCCATAGACTTAATCTTATGTCAATCACATGAGCATCAATGCTGGCAGCAATTTGATGTACCACATCTGATTTACCAATACCAGGTGCTCCCCATAAAAATAATGGACGTTTTTTGTTGATTGCGTGTGTTATGCTACTTTTAGCATTGTTAGGACTGACCTGTCTAACTGCTAAACTGTCTTTGTCTGCTTTGGCCATGTTGTACTCCTTTTAGTTTGTTTCAGTGCCTTAGTGTTATATACATAATAGCATCTGTGAAAAAAGAAGTCAATTGGTTTTGCATCAAAAAAGTCGTTGATTTCAATGGCTTAAAATCCTTGATAATTGTGGATATCTTTACTGTTCGAAGGGTCTACTCATGGCTTTGGTCAAACCATATTTGCGTATGTCGCCTGAAAATAAGTGAAGTTCCATGGCCTTCTTTTCATTGGTCACAATAAGACCATCAGCAGCCAAGTAATATGGACAATCAATGAACTTGTCTAAAAATATCAATATCTGTGTGGTTATGGTGAATTCCAATGGAAATGGCACATCATAAGTCTGTAATTCTAATTTTTCTTGAACAAATTTAAGACCTTCTTCAGTGAGTCTTAATCCACCTTCTGTTTTGATACGACTATTTTTCCACCATATGGGTAGATATTCTTTCATGGTATTATCGTTCACGGAAATGTTTGCCTGTTGAAGGAATATTTTAGTATAGGTGGTTTTCCAGTCCATTATTTTTCAGTGACGGTTTCGCCCTGAGTTAATTTCACCACTGCAAAGTCTTGAACGTTGAACAGTGTGTTGAGTTTTTTAGCAAGGTTAAAAGCATGGCCTGGATTGCTGAAAGAAACTTTCTTGTATTTGGGTCCTGGATAGTTGGTGGTCATGTTGGATGACTTTAAATTGAAAGGTTTATTTTTGTAAAATACGGCCCATATGGCTTCTGCATCCAAAACCTGTTCAGATTTGTAGTCTTTTTTATTAACATTCTCCAAAAGGATAATGGGTTTGGGTCTGCTCATGTGTTCCTTGTAAAAATGATTAAGCATGTATATTTATGCCTTTTGGTAAGTTTATTTTTTGGTTCTGTGAAAGAACCTCTAATGGAACTGCTTTAAAATAGGTAAAAAACAACAATCAACAGCAGAGTAAGTGTAGACAGCAGGCTCACACAAAGCAGTGGGTAAAACGCCTTTAATTTGAATCTAATCCACATGTTTTCACCCTCTTGTTGGAAGTATTCAGGAGCAGTCATGTAGGGATTGAAATGGTTGTTGGGCAGATTGGTACTGGCTATTTGTTCTATTTCTTTGTCAGTGATGCTCACAGTTTGCCCCCATCCATTTGTACCTGAATCACTTCATCCTTGTCTTTCTTGCTGAGTAAATCTTCGTAATTTCCAGCCAGTCTGCTCATCACAATGCCCAATGCGTAGGCCACATTTTTGGCAGTGGTGATATCGATTCGCACTTCTTTTTGATTGCTTTGATCAGCCACTTTGATCTGTTGTATCAATTGTTGTATGGGTGCTGTGTTAATTGGTGTGTTGCTCATTGATATTTCCTTCCTGTTTGTTGGCACTGCTGAGTTCCTGTTTCATCTCCAGCAATGTTCTGAATGGTCCTTTGTTGGGATACCTGTCTATGGTGAGCAGTTTGGGACAGAAACTTTTGACCCATCCTTTTTCAAATTTAATAACATAATATCCAGCACAATACAATGATTTGGATTTTTTACTTTTGGTAAACAATGGTAATTTTTTTTGCACATCAAACACAGGATTACAAGGTTCAAATTTAGTGGGATATCCATACACAGAGTTTGCATCCACAGCAGGATCTTGTGACACAGTCACAGTGGTATTTCCCCACAGCCAATCTCCTTTGAATTCCTGTCTCAATTGTTGCTCATTGTCAAACATGCGACTGCCTGAGGCACAACTGAACATGTATCTGTGATCTTCCTGACGGCACAGTGTGCCCAGTTTGATACCTTCAGATTCCAATATCCAAAACTTACCATCCAATATGGGTTTGGCAATCACTGTCATGCTGTGACCTCTTCTGTTATTTTATATTTGGCATTCAATGGCTCAGCATAACTCTGTGCTTGATCCACAATTCTTTGCATGTCCCATTTGGCACAAAATCTAATCAATTTGATTCCCACTTGTTCCACTGCTTTGGGGTTGGCTGCTTCTGCCACAGTTTGAGCCATAATTTGTTTTATTTCATCTGGTTGTGCTCGTAAATCGCACAATATAACATTTCTATTGTAATCATCCAATACTCTGTGCTCTACTCCTTCATGATCCATCCAACGTTGCAACATCATGTTGTTCCAGTTAAACCCTTTATTTTTTCTATCTTCATATGCTTCACGCAATCCTACTTTGGTCTTGGTTCCTTTGGTTCTTACTCCTGGAAAAGCAGAAAATATATTGTCTGTGCTGTCTCCACGCACACATTTTTCAAACAATTGCCATTCTGGTTCAGGTGCTGTTTTGTTTTCACCTGTTTTTTTATCTTTTACAGGATTACCTTTTTGATCAAAATAACCTTTATCAGTGATGGTCACTTCTGAAATACCATTGTATTGTTTCACATTGGGAGCAATCAATTGTGCAAAATCACTGTCTGTGCTGATGATCACGTGCTGGTCTTTGGGATGAGCTTGTATCCAAGCAGAGATTAAATCATCTGCTTCTAATCTTGGATTTTGCAACACTGTGCAATTGGTCTTAGTTTGTATAAATTCTTTAAAATTATCAAAAGTTTCCCAAAATATTGTTTCTTCTTCTTTTTCTTTGGCTGTGAGTGCTGCACGAGCATCAGATCTATTGCGTTTGTATGGAAGATAATAATCTTTGCGCCAACTGCGTCCTTCCAAACAGAATACCACATGGTCTCCTTTGAAATCTTTCCATACTTTTCTTACACCGTTAAGAGTAATATGTAGAGCCATACCAATCTTATCATTAAGACTTCCGTCAGTTACGTGACGTGATCTAAAAAATACATTGGCTAAATCCACAAGCAAGTAGGTCATTAACTGATTTCCGATCTATCTTTTCCTAATTTGTTCACATTGATGTATCCAGCATCACGTGTGGCGTCCTGTCCTTGATCCTTCAGCACGTTTCTAGTGACTTCTTTAAACCAACCTTCCACTATTTCTTCATTGGTTTCACCTTTGTAACCTGCATCTAATAAATCCTCTATGAAAGCATTGTTCCAATCCAGTTCAAAAAATCCATTTCTGATGTTTTCTTTGTTCACGTGAGTCTCCAACACTGCCACCCAAGGCTTGCCTTCTTTGGTTGCTGCTTCTTTTTCACGCAACAATGCTTGATGTGATTCGCTTTTGTTTTCTGTTGTGTCTTCTTTTTTAAATATTTTTTTAACTTTATCAAATATTCCCATATCTTTTTGCTCCATTATGTACCCCATGCGTTTTTAAACAATGGCACTTGTAATCTATCACTGTATCTATATCCCATCTTCATTGCCAGTTCTGCCACTGTTCTATTGTTCATATGATAGACACTTTCTACTCCACCCACAGGCATCAAATAAACTGATCCCGAGAATCCTGCTTTACGATAATCAGCCACTGCTTGGAATGCCTCATCAGCATCTTCCTTGGTGGCCACCACAAATTTCAAATACACATGCCCTACATCTCCATATTCTGCCACCACTTCAGGCAGTATAGCTTCTTCACGTTTTTCTCCGCTCACACTTAATTTTGCACTCACAGAGAATGATATGGATTCTTTAGTTCTACCATTCTTCTGATTCCATTGAGTCAAATAATCTTTAAAATCTTTGTGTAGTTTTTGTGTGCCATTGGTTTCAAAAGTGATCTCTTTTAAAGCCTGCATCTTTGCATGTTCCAATACATCTGGATAAGCACGTTGCCAACCCAGCAATGGTTCACCGCCTGTGAATATAAAATGTTCATCCACCCATTGTTTGTGTGGCAATATTTCCATTGTTCTTTCCACAATAGCATCTGATGTCAGCATGGGAGATAAATCTTTGAATCGAGGATCCCAAGATGCATACGAATCACAGCCTGTGTTCACCAATGGCAATTCTTCATAGCTCTTAAAAGGAAATTGTTTGTGCTGTTCAAATACTCGATCATTCTCATCACTACGCATGCCTCGAGGCAAACCAAAGCCAGCACAAGTAAAGTTGCAGCCAAATGTTCTCAAGAACACTGAAGGCACACCCATGTACCTGCCTTCTCCTTGTATGCTGTAAAATAATTCTGCTATTTTAATTTTGCTCATTATACTAATTCCTCTACCACTCCTAATAATTCTGCCAGTATGAATAAAAATCCAGCAGTAATAAAGTTACCAAATATTAAACTAATGCCTGCAATGATTCTAAATGCACTCTTGATTAGTGACACATAGAAATGACCTTTACTGGTGTCTTTAGGCTGTATGTTCATGTTTGTTTTCTTTCAAAGGAATTGACTCACATGAATCAATGTAATCTCCTTGGCTGTGATAATCTCTCTTCACTGTTTCTTTGTACAGCACACCATCTTTAACTTTGTAAGTGATTAATTCTTGTTTGATAATACCTGTGGTATCACCTCCGAATGCTGCGTAAAATGGTCCTTCTTTATTGGTCATCTGTGTCTCCTATCTTGGTGCAAATTGTTGTTGCAGGTTAATATTATCCATAAATTCTTTTTTAGTGCCAGCATCATCTTTGAAAGCACCTTTTAACACAGTGGTCTGAGTCAATGAACTGTGTGCCATTATGCCTCTGTTTTCACAACAGCCATGTGTGGCTTGTATGTACACTCCTAGATCTTTGGCTCCAGTGGCCATTTCAATCTCATTGGCAATGTCATTGCACAGTGCTTCTTGCAGTGTGCCTCTTCTAGCACACCATTGTGCTATTCTTGTGTATTTGCTCAATCCTATCACTTTGCCATTGGGTATGATTCCAATGTATGCTACTCCGCTCACTGGTTGATGATGATGACTGCACACTGATTTTAATTCACTACGCACCACCAACATGCCTGTGTAGGCATTTTCTCCCACATTGGGAAATGCTGTGGCATCGGGTCTGGATTCATATCTTCCACTCATTAATTCTTTCAAATACATCTTGGCCAGTCTGTGTGCTGTGTTTTTACTATTAGGATCATTTTCAGTATCAATCACAAGACTGTTTAAAACAGATTTGAATGATTCTGTTAATTCTTTTTCCAATAGAACCAGTTCATCTTTTTCAACATAGGCTGAAATATTATCATCAGCATGATAATTCACACCAGCCTCAATCAGTCTTTGTTTAATCTTTTCTGATACTTTCATTATACTCCTTATATTGTACTATTTTAACAGATTTGTTCCAGTTTGTCAATGATTTGTGCCAAAACAATTTGGTTTCCTTCATCATTGTAATGATTAATTTCTCCTCTGTAGTTAGGCCAGATCATACTGAAGTCCAACAGATTCTGTTCCTCAACAAAATGGTTACTGATACCAAAATTATCTATGTGTAAACTGGTGATTTGCTCCAGTTTTCTGTTGATATCTCTGCGTATCAATCTGTAGATGTCTTTTTGGTATTGATCATCATAGTGATACTTGAACCAATTTTTAGCAGTGTCTAAACTTTTATTGAACCAACTGTTGCGAGATTCAATGTCATTCCATATGAGATCACAATCTTTGTGCAGTCCTTCTTTGTGTATGGGATGAACGGGAGTGTGTACTCTGCTGGGACTGGTATGACACACAATCACACAATCATAGTCATGCTGCCACCAAGGATTTTCTTTGGTAAAGTTTAGCAGTTGTCTTAATATTTTATATTCGCCCACACCTGCCTGAGCCAAATTGGTCACATCATGTTGTTGAGCCAA